GTTAATATCGTTGTTCGCCGTGTCGACGCGGAACTGCGATTGCAGAAGGCGGGTAGCCGTCCACTGCAGTTCAGCCGGAACGATCAGCTTCGTCGGCTTTGTCATGATGCGGAGACCCGCAGCATCACGGAAGCGCTGAACGCCAACGATGGCGTCCTGAAGCGAGGTTTCGTTCAGATCGGCTTGGACCGAGAAGGTGTTCGCAACCGTACCGTTGTCGATGGGGTGAGCCGTCGAGAACAGCGGCTGGCCATCACCAATCGGGAAGTTCGACGAGAAGCCGTTGTTCAGAACGGACGCGCCGAGAACTTCCTTGGTCTGTTCCATCGACTGGCGAAGAGCCTTCGCCTGCAGCGGGAACGACGACTGGTACAGGTTGTCCTTGATCGCCTGACGGGTGATGATGAAACCAATGCTGGTGTAACGGTTCACATAGTTCGTTACAAAGCGCTGGCCCATTTCGCCGTAAGCGGTCGAGGCGCCTTCTGCCTTGATCTGAGCCAGACCAAGCAGCTTGACTTCGACTTCGATTTCAACGGCCTTATCGGACGTGTGCTTCTCGAAGACTTCCGACCACTGACCCGGATACATCGGATAGTCGCCGAAAACGGCGGCCAAACCGGGCCGGAGCAGGTCGCGGATTGCGGTGGTATTAATAGCCATTTTTTAATCTCCCTGCTGGCCTGATTAGATGCCAGTCACGCCACCGCGATAGGACTGGTTATTCATGATAACGAGCCAATTCGCGAAGTTTCCAATCACGTTACCCGGAGTCGGGTCCAGCGAAAGGATCTTGAGGTTCAGCGTTGAGGTTGTAGCTTCAGTCGAGTTGTCGAGCGACACGGCTGAAGTACCCGTTGCGGTAGAACCGGCGGTGTACAGGAAGTTCGCGTTCAGGCCACGATCAGCAAGGGCCAACGGGGTGCCCGCAGCGCCAGAAGCATTCGTTTCCTGAATGGTGAACACGGTGTTCGGATCGTCGATCACGAGAGCTTCAACGGTTGAGCCGGTTTGAACACCGGGGTTACCCGGCCAGTAGTTTTCAAAACGAACACGCCCGGTGCTGTCAATGAACTTGACGCCCCAGAAAACGCCAGTGATGGTCGAGCCAGCAACGCCGACGCCGAGCGTGCCGTCAGTAAGAACTGCAACGGGGTCGCCACGGAACAACGCAGTCGCATAAGCGTTAGCGATTTGATAAGGGTTAGTCGCGCCAGTCCAAGCAGAGCCATCCAGCTTCTTGACGGGGACGAGCCCCTGAGGCGCATTGGTACCGTAAGCCATACGGATTCTCCATGCTGAAGTTGAGGGTTAAGGGCTGTTACCCGCCTGAGGGACCACGGTACGTAACGTGGCGTCGACGCGAGCCTACCATGCTCATGGGCCACGGTACGTGACGTGGCGTCGGGGTGAGCCTTCCATGCTCAGGGACCACGATACGTGACGTGGTGTCGATGTAGTTGTAAATTATACCCAAACAAAAAGGTTGTCAACGGCGCATAAAAAGGCCCCCGCTCAGTTTCCCAAGCGGGGGCAAGTTGCCACAGCGATAGTAGAACACACTGCGGACCGGAGGTTAGTCCTTGAAGGAGGTGACGCGTTCAAACGCCACTCCACTATCCTTGTCCTCAAAGCGCGGCAGGTTCGGATCATTCTGACCGGTCCATGCCACGTCCTGTAGGGTTTCGACGTTTTCCAGATCTCGATCCCGGATGCGCTCTTCCACATCACGGGTGAGGCATTCGCAAAGCATGAGGCCACCGCGACGGATAACCATGACTTCTATACCCTCATAGCCCGGAAGCGGGGGCGGCACCATCTCAGGATGGCGGTTGGCGGGGACAGGCTTCCAACCACGGATCATTCGATCGGTCATGTTGTCCGGATCCGGCTCGTTCAGAGTCGATTCGCGAACCCATGCGTAGGTCATGGTCGCAGGGATCTTGTCTTTTGGAACATAGAGCTTGGAGTTAAAGTGCGTTTCTGGGCGCTTGCGCAGCCCTGCTTCGCGAGATTCAACGGCACGAGTTGTGCTAATGCGAGAAGAACGAGCCATTAGTTTGCTCCCTTATTTTGTTTTGTCATGTAGATTGCGTAGTATTTTTCAGCTTCAAGATCGGTCATGCGACTACCATTCTTGTTTTTGTAGGCGCCTGACTGAGCCATCTGATGTGCCATACGCCGCTGATCCTTATTCAGAATGACGCTCGTGGATTTCCTTGAAGGCTGACCCGGAGCGGAGCGCTGGACGGGTGCAACATTTGAATCACGGCTCATCACAGGGGTCTTTTTGTTTGGGGTTGATTGCGCTGAGAACGCGTCGGGAAACTCCCGGCGCATATGGCGGTCGATTTCCGTGAAGTAGTCGACATTGCCAATCTCATCATCCCGCCCCTCTGAACGAAAGCGACGCTCAACGCGTCGTGCGTACATGGTGGCCTCTTCGTGCATCTCAGCGTCGAAATCCGTCGACTGCGGCTGGAACCATGTGTTCTTCTGGATCCAGCTTACAGTGCGCGGCTCAAGCGTAACCTGCGGTTGCTGAGCCGCCGCCGGGGCTGCTTGCTCAGCAGGGGCAGGACGAGACGCCTTGTTCTGCTGGTCCTGCTCCCAGTTTGTCACCGCTTCAATGTCGTTCATCGTCTTGTTGAACTGATATTGAAGATCGTCAATCCGTTCGTTGTCCATCATCGAACGAGCTTCAGCGAGCTTCTGCTTCAGGTCCATCGCGGTGGCGCTCAGGTTGCTCCTGTAATGCGTCATCATCGCCTGCTCAGACTGCTCACGCAGCTGGGCTTCCTTGAGTAGACGCGCCTCTGCATTCTGAGCACGCTGCTCTGCTTCAGACGCCTTACGGGCCAACTCAATGATGCGCTTGTCAGCCGAACGACGACGCTTGGGAACCTCTTCTTCTTCAGGTTCTTCCTGCTCAGCAACCTCTTCAGGCTGCTCCTGTTCAGGTTCACTCTCCTCGTATTCGGTCAGGCTTTCACCAAGATCTTCCTCCGTAATCTCAATCTCGACGTCCTCGGTAGGACCGTCGTCGGTATACGGAAGTTCTTGCATTTCTGGATCAGTAGACATGCTTAGCTCCTCAGAAGTTTCCAGCAAACTTACCCGACATTACGTCTTCCGGACCGGCAATAACGGCCATCACGCGGTCGTCGGGTAAGAGCGCCATCGCAACACCGCGATAGGAAACCATCGTAGATTCGTAGCGCGGAATTAGAATCCAATCACCGACCTTACACCAAGGACCGGAGCGTTCAAACTTCTCACCCTGATAGGCTTCAGGCCCAACGGCGCATACCAAAGCCGACACCGAGGAATACTTATCTTCAGCGCGAATGGTATCCGGCAGATACAGCGTGACTTCCGTCCCATCTTCCTGCGTGATCGTTTTAAGCTCTTCAGGGCGAACATAAATTTTGACCGCCACGAGATACCCCGCAGGGCGCATATCAAACGCAAGCCCTGTGATTGAGGTGAACTCGTCGTTGATCAGCTTCTTGGCCAAAGCCTCTTCGTGAGGCTCAATATTACTCATACTCATTAGTACATACTCCCTCTTATCTGCTCCGGTTTTTTATCTTCGTCTGGCTGCATCATACGCCTGTACTCTTCGCTGATGACGCTAATCGCAGTCGCGTAAGCGCGCACATACGCATTACCCTCCAGCACCTGAAGGGCAATCTCTTCCGCCGTCATGGCCGGGATGTACGTATCCCCAAAGCTCGACGGCCTAAAACGGGCATTTAATGTGTATTCGGTGGCGCGGTCGCGCAGTTCGCCTATGCGCTCAATTGCGCGCCTACCGAGTTCCTCGGATGACATAGCTATTCTCCGGTGGTTTTTTTTGCTTCTTCGTTGCAGCGATATAGTCTTTGCCAATCTTCTGCGGAATTCTTACGGCCTTCGCAAAGGCAGGGTTATGCGCGGCTGCGCTCATCAAGCGATACTGACGCTTTGATCTTGCAGGCACAGCCGCGCACTCCCTCTTACTTGCCGCGCATCTTATTCATGGCGTCGATGATGTTGCCCTCAGGCGTCATCATGCCCTTGCGGACCTTGGCAGCGCCGCCCTGAGCCTTCTTGATCGGCGCCTGACCCTTGCGCATCTTACCAGCACCGCCAGCCGCGTAGCCCATCGGAGTGCCGCCACCCATGTAATTCATCGGGTCGCCGCCCATAGCCATAGCGCGCGTCACCTTCGACGCTTCCATGTCCCGCGAACCGCCAGCCATCGCGCCACCGTTCATCTTCTTAACGGGCTTACCACCTTCAGCATAATCCATCATGCCGCCGGCCATTTTCTTAACGGGCCGTCCACCTTCAGCATATGCCATCGGTCCGCCAGCCATCTTCTTGTGTGGCGCACCACCGTGAGCGTAATCCATCGGTCCACCACCCATCTTCTTGGCTGGCTTCTTTGGATTACCAATCGCGATAATGACGGCCAGACCGTCTTTCGGCTTGGCTTCTTTGACCTTGCCGCCTTTCTTGAACGCCATCGGCGGACGAGAACGATTAGCAATCGGGCCTTGACCTTGCATCTGGCGAAGAAGCGCAGCGTCAACTGCCGATTCATCGTTGTTGAGTAGCATCTTGCGCTTAGAATTTTGCTTTCTAGCTTCTTCAAGGGCCTCTGCCCTAGTCAGTTGGCCCTGCAAGAACGAACCCGTGCGCTGTTTCATGATCTGGTCAGCAAGAGCGTTAAGGGCTTGGTCGGTAGGATTTGCGGACGCAGCGGGCGGACCACCGCGAGGCGCAGGCATACCAGCGGACGCAGCGGGCGGACCACCGCGAGGCGCAGGCGCAGTGGCGCGAGGCGGAGGCGGAGGCGGAGGCGCAGCCGCACGAGCCGGAGGCGCAGCAGCACGAACCGGCGCCGGAGCGGCAGCCGCACGAGGCGGAGCAGCCTTCGACGTTTCACCCGCCATCTTCGTGTTGTAATGTTTACCCCGCCAAGTGAAAACGCCATCCGGGCCCTGTTTTTCACGTTCCTTTGCAAACTTCTCGCTGAACGACATCTTCTTCTCAGCGTCTTTGATTTCCCTCTCACGCACGGCGTTCAGGTTGCGCGCTTCTGCACCTCGATCCATAAGGCGTGTTGTATCAAATGAAGGCTTCGAACGCGACATTTCCTCCAAGCTACTCATATCAAGCTCAACCGGCTTAACCTTACCGCCCTTTCTCATGCCGCCCATCTCAGTGGCCAGCTTGCGCGCGGTGTCCGACGACGTCTGGACCTTGCCGCCGTTCTTCATCACATCAGCGGGCTTAATCCCACGCTTTCGCGCATCCGGAAACACTTCAGTTTTTTTAACGCCGGAAACAAGATGCTTCCGACCAAACGAGCCTTCTTCGTTATAACCACTCCGCTTGGCTTGGTCGTCGTAAGCCATCTTTTCCATCTTGGACATTTTGCGGTAAGTTGCGGGTTCCCCGTAAATAAAATCCACACCCACAGGCTTTCTTTTTACGGCATCTTCGTCGGCCCGATCCCTAGCTTCAATATCGTTTTGCACCTTGCGCAGAACTTTATCACGAGCCTCCATAGTCCCGTAAGCATTGTGCGGGCCACGGGCTTTGATTTCCTCAGCCTTTCTGTCGACTTCTTGCATGCGCGCAATATACCGCTTGGCATCCGATGACGTCTTAGCGCCACCATTAGCCATCATCTCCTTAATCAACTCGTTCTGCGCCTTGGCAGCGGCGCTGGCGGCAGGCGTCGGCATCGGCTTCTTCACCGGACCACCAACCTTATAGGTCGGGATCGGACGAGCGTTCGCGCGCTGCTGCAGGGCCTTCGCGCCATTCGGTTGCTTCGGCATGGGCTCAGCAATTGCCGGGCCGAAAATCGCGCGAGCTTTGGCCCGCATATCAGTCGTCTTCATTGAAAACCTCCAAGTTTCCGCAGGGCCTCAGACTGCAGCTTAATTGCCGCAATCTTTTCTCTCGATGCGCGATTCGCCGCGTCACTCTGAGCTTCAATCTGCGCCTTAGCCATTTCGACCTGCGCATCACGCTGGCTGTCAGCTTCCCTCAGCTGCAACTTCTGCATCTCAACCTGCGCCATCTGATCAATTTCAGGCTGTGGCTTATACATCGGCGCCAGCTGCTGCATAGCCTGCGCGACCATGACTGCAACCTGATTCTCAAGCTCCGGAGGCATCGGCATGCCCGGAGGCGGCAGCGGCTGGCCAATGATCTGCTCTACCTGCTGACGCATCTTCATCGCCAAGTGCTCGTTTATGTGCGCCTGCAGTATCGGATTGTCCTGCGCAATCGGCGCGTGTGCCGCGATGTGCGCGTCGTGATCCTGATACGCACCCGCGATGATCGGCATGCCCACAATCGCGTTCTGGTTCTCCGTCAGCGGATCCAAAGGACGCGGCTTCTGGCGCTCAGGCGCCAACAGCAACTCAATCTTCTCAGGGGCGATTCCCATCTCAACATACATCTGCCGATACGCTTCGCGCAGATTGTGCTGGTCCGGCTGCTGCGTCGCAAACCGCAACAACGCCTCAGCCCGCATCATACGCTGGGCCGACGATGAAATGTTCGGATCCGAAACCGGAATCACGTCGATGTTATTCGCGAAATCCTCGCGCATAATCGCCGCCATGCCGCCGCGCACCGGGAACGGATACGGTTCGTCCGGCAAATACTTACCAAACAGATTCGCAATCAGCTTCAGTTCACGGCTAAACGCCCTGTGGCAGCGCTTCAGCGTCGCCGACTGCAGACGGGTCGCCGCCTCCATCAACGCCACCGTCGTGCCTACCGGCGCATCCTGACGGCCCTCACCGACCGCAATCTCAGTCGTGTTCGCCAGAT